GATTACTGGGGTTACTAACCCTAGCCATATAGACAATCATCTTCTCTGCATCTGGTGTAGCAGTAACCAGTGATACAGCTGTACTCATAGGACCTAAGGAGTCTTAAAGGCTCTTTAGCTTACCTCAAAGGCTGCTTAAGAGCTGCTTAAGACTCTTAAGACTTATTAAGACTGTTTAAGTGGTACTTAAATAACAGCAGAAGAAACCTTCTTAATACCTGTATAACAACAGCGTAATAACCTATAACAAAAAGTTATTTACCTTTACTACCGTAAAAGACTCTTTAATAAAGACTCTTTAAATGCAATAGAAGAAACCTTTTAAAAAAGACTCTTTAAATGCCTCTTTAAAAGCTTTTTAATATTGAGTCTAAGGAGGGTGTCAACCCCCCTGTCTTAGGACGTAACCCCTTTAGTGCCAGTTTTAGGGGTGGCTGTTCTAGGCGTAAACCCACTTAGGGGGTCCTTAAGCTCTGCCCTGTAACTACTGCGGGTTGTCTCCTGTGTCTTGGGTTGGTCCTGACAAAGACAAACACGTCTTACATCTAGAGCTTGACCGTAAAACGTACTGGGCTTTGGTCAAGGAAGCAGCAGAAACAGAACGTGGTGTTGAGGAGTACCTGGAAGAGTTCCTTAACCGCTGGGTTAACCACAAGCTTGCTCAGGACAGCGGTAAACCATTTACAAGTCTTCCTGAGCCGTAGGAGCCTCTGAGAGCCGTTTTAAAGCCCTTTGGCTGTCTCCATACCTAAAGAGCCTTAAAGGGCCCTTCTAGGGGCTTCTAGAGGCCTCTCAGGAGGTCCTACGAGTCAAGCCAGTTAGCACTGCCACCATCAGAGGCGTAAAGGGCTTTTTGAAGGCTTTCAAGATCAGGGGCATAGCCAAGGGCATCGATCTTCAAGCCACCGTCACCTTGGATGAACTTTCGTTCGATCTCCCACTGTTCTCGTAAACGGTTATCAATTGCTTTCTGTTCAGTAAGAGCCATGGACTCTGTGAAATACTGAACAGCCATTGCAAGGGCATCTAGACGGTCATCGTGACGAAGACTGTTCTTTTCCTTAGTAATACGAGTCAGTTGAAAGAACAGTTGATATTGACTACGAGTTTCAGATGGGTACGACTCAGTAGAAGCAATGTCTTGAAGGATTACATCGGTATCCACCATGAGCTTGTGTTGGTTCATCACCGGCTCAAGGGTGTCAATAATCCGTAGTTCCTTTTGTTTGGTGTGACGTACCTCTTCTACTGAGCAGGGGTAGATGGTTCCTAGATAGCGCTTAAGCAGCTCTGAGAACATCCCAAGACCCAGGTTGCTTTCAACGAGGATCTCTTTAACTTTGTATTCCTTAGCGATAAGAGCAAGTTTCTTGAGGTTTGGTTCTGAGTAACCGCCCCTTAGACCACCACTAGCCAGGAGGAACAAGTTGCCGTTTAGGTATGCCACAACGGCATAACCAAGTTCGTCAGAGCCACGACCAGAGGGGTCAACAGCCATGACAACCCCTGTGTACTCCAGAAACTCATCACCGATCTGTGCTGGTTTGTAGTACAGGTCACCGTGAAGGCCTACAGAAGGCAGGTCAAGGGCTTTATCGCCGTTAGCACTCCACACGACCTTGTTAGGGCCGTTCTCGCGGTTTAAACGGAACACACAAAGGTCTCTGAGCTTGAGAGGGAACCGTTCCTCATCACTCAGGCTGATGTCCAGCAGGAACTGAAGGTTGAAGGTGCTACGACCGATGGAGATCTGACGGGCTTCTAGTTCGTTCCAGCCAAAGCGATCAGGGTCTACAGGTTGTCCAGCTAGATCAGGATCAGCCTCTAGATCAGCTTTGATCTTGGGTGCTAGACGGTTGCCGTAGTAATCCCGAAGCTTTTTACCAGTGGGATACAGGGCAGGCCAGATCCTGACTTCGTATCCAGAGGTCTCAAGCTTGGCGTAAATCGAGTCCTGGGTATGAGGAGTACCGAGGTAGATAATTTCACCACCTGGCTTAAGAATTGAGTCGTACTCCTTAATGACTTCCCGGAGCTTGTCCCTGATCAGCTGGCTTTCGCAGGTTTGAGGGGTCTCTGCGTCGTCAACAATGATTACGTCTGCTCGGCTACCCGTTACTTGACCAAAGACGCCACTAGAGCGCACTGAAGGTGTTTGATCAGGGATTGCACCGTAGACATCAAACGCAACCTTACTGAAGCGCTGAGTGTCGCTAGGGAACAGGTCCTTGACCATCCAGTAGTTCCTAAGGAGGTCATGACAGAACACAGAAAAAGCATCAGCTCGGTCCTGTGCAGCTGAGATCACCAAGATTTTGCAGTTTGGATCCCTCCGAAGGCGCCAAAGGGCGTATCCAGCGGTCATGTAGCTTTTACCGCAGCCGCGATAAGCCATGATGATCCGCCTGTCAGGACCGTTTTGAAGGTAGTCAGCTACTTGAAGCTGTACTGGAGTGGGTTCTGGGAGACGAAGGTATTTCCAGAGGTAAGTAGCAAAGACGGGGTACGACTCAACAGCGGCCTTAATCTTGGCATCAAGGGCTTTATTAGCCATGCAGAACAATGAAACAATCGGCTAAAAATCTAGCCTTTTGCCCACTTAAAGACCTGAGCTAGGTTGTTCTGCAGGATGAAGTTCATCTTGATAAAGCTGTAAAGCATCTCTTCAAGATCTTTTCGAGAGACATTAGGCATATCTCTACGCATACGTTCTGCTCGTAACTCCTGCTCCATCGTCAGGTTCAGGTTGGGCATAGGAGGGAGGTCCATTGGTCTATAACTCGTTCTCGCTCTTCAGAATAAGCATCGTGATTTCTAAACCACAGTTTCCAATTAGAACTGCCTTTGCTGTGATTGCAGTGGACACAAGCTGGAACGATGTTGGTGGCTAGATCTTCACCACCTTTAGTTTTGGGATGAACGTGATCCAAAGTGAGCTTGTCGCTTTCAACGCCGCAATAAGCGCACTTACATCCAAAAGCTTCTTTGATTGATTGACGCCATTGTTTTACAGCTTCCCGTCGTTGAAGGGCTTGAAGATTCGCCATAGCAGCATCTGGCGTCAAATACACAAAACCCCCAGCAGGCGAGCGAGTCACCATACCGGGGGTTCTGCTTGGTACATATAGGAAGTGTTAGTTCCTAAGCACCAATATAGCTGCGGACCTTCTTCATATCGACTTCTGGTAGAGCAGAAATCATTTCGGAGATAGCCGAAACATCACCACCGTTAAGAGCAGTAATGCCTTGGTCTTTAAGGAACTTAATAGCGTTAGCCAGGTCAGAAGCTTTTACATCCTCACGATTCAGCTGGTCGATCAGCTTAGTAGCCACCAAACGGTGAAGACTAAACAGATCGTCTTCTGAAGCAAGACCTTCAGTCTTATTTAGAGACTTTTTTGGCGAGGCTGCCATATGCAATACGGAACAGTTTCAAACCCAATTGTACGAGGCCGTTTTGCTTCAACTTAGAAGCACCAATCAGTTCGGAAATAGCAAAAGCCAGCATCCAAAGCATTGCTTGAGTATGCGGATCAGCAAGGTTCATAACTCTTACCCAGGTTTCTTAATCAAAATAGCCCAGCCAGTTTCGGGGCCTTCTACCATCCACCTTTTATTCCAATTCTTTTTGGAATAAGCAACACCCTTACCTTTGGTGTGGTTTACATAACCACCACGGACCATATCGGCTTCTCCGTTGGGATCATGGTGAATCCAAGCGCCTGCTGTGTACCCAATCACTACGGAATAGTGCCCAGAGCCACCAGGATCGCCTACAGGGCCCTTGTGAAGCCATCCGGCTACTACAGGCCTACCAGCGTCTATCTCTTGTTGTAGAGCCTCCTGGGTGCCGTTCTGGATGAATCTGGCGTCGAGTCCAAGGTGCTTGAGGGTTTTAAGTTGAGCGTTTACATCAGTTGAATCGCCATAACGTTTCCTAATGGCGTTGTATTCATCGTCAGTTTTTACCTTGCCGTAATACTCAGCAACCATTGCACAGCTGCTAGAGAAACACTCTCGATACCCAGTACCACTCTTGTTGTCGTTTTGGTACTCGTAAGGTACCTGCAAGAGCTTTCCCGTTTGGGTCACTCCTTGCTTCGTCATCCGAGCTGCTAACTGCGTCAGCTTGGTTGCATACGCTGGATCAGTTGCATAGCCCTGCTCAACGAGCATCTGAGCGGCTTCTGAAAAGCTTTTAGCGTTGTTTACGCCTTTGAATGATTTGTAATTCTTATACCAACGGTCAACTAGATAAGTAACGCTGTCCTCTAAAGACTCAAAGTTAAGGAAATTATCTTTAATCGTTACTGCTTTACCGTTTACATATTCAGTAGTTGTCTTATTAGTCCCAGATCCTTTAAGACCAAAATAGTTATGAGTACCTGAAGGTTGCTTACCCCAATTACTTTCCAGTGCCCATTGAGACGCTACAAGCTCTGGATATTTAGCACCGGCTTTAGTGGCTAGCTCAACAACACCATCCCAAGACCCAGTGCTAGGGATGTTGTTCTTAGGACCAGACCTCCATAAATCAGAAAACTTTGCCAAGGTTCCTGGAGGAATCTGATCCTGCAGGAAATCCAAAGCAAAGTTTTGATGCTCTTGGTTGTTGTAATACTTAGCTACATCACGGAGAGAAATGTCGGCCATTGAGAATGATGCGGTCGAGTTTTTCGTCGATGTGTTGAATCTGTTTGTCGATTCGATCCATCATCGGCATAAGCTCGTCCTTTCTAACAAACTCTTTGTGAACCGTCATCTCTACGTTGTCGATTCGACGATCTAGCTCTGAATGCCTTTTGTGGCTCCAAGCAAACGCACCACCACTCACGCTTGCCACCCCAAGGAACAGGGACAAAAGAAACGATGGGTCCATGTCACACTCCAGGTAGGGTCAGTTTTAGCTTTTCAATACGCTTCAAAAGCTTTCGACCCCTTGGGGTGTTTTGAAGGCCATACTCAGCTCGTTCAAGGTCTTGTTGACGCTCTTCAGGAGTCAAGTACGGATCAGCATCTACGGGTTGAATGAGAAAGCTAGGACCACCAGCAACTTTGGTGTCCCGTTTCTTCATACCGTAGCCAGATTTGTTCTTCATTTCTTAGGTACGCAATTTGGAACCGTTTTGGTACCCTTCTTTTTGGTTCCAACCATTTCGTAACCCTTCCAACAAGGTCCCTTAGCCATGATCACTCGCCCTTCATTTTGGTGTTGTACTTCCGGCCACGCCAGGTGAAGTCCTTACGGCCCGCTTGCCGAGCAGCAGAGAACGCATCATCAAAAGACCCCTTATCAGCTCGCATTTGCTGATTACGGATCTCGATCTGACGACGACCCTTGTTCTCTTCGTAATACCGCTGCTTCATCGCCGGAGTCAGTTCAGCTTTAGCCGTAGGGCGAGGCTTCAACACTTCAGCTGCAATAGCCATAGGGATCCCAAGACGCGACACAGGACGGCTCATGCCCTGAGCACGAATCGCAGGAGTACGACTCCCAGAGGGGCGTCCAGTGGCCCCTGCAGAGGTCATAGGGCTAGCACCGATACCACGAGGACCAGCTTCAGCACGAGTCACACGGTTGATACGAGCTTGTTTAGCTGCACCCCGAAGCTGATCAACAGGAGTTGCTTTGTTGCGAGGGTCCGTTTTGTTGTACTTACGAGGAGCCATAGGGTTTCTTTAATAAAGAAGCTTTTTAAAAGTTAGCAACAAAACAGCCCAGGCAAACATTACCTAAGCTGCAAATAGAATCTTCAATTTTTTACGTTTTTAATCAGTCGCTAGCGCCTAAGCGAGAGAACACAAACTCGACCGAAGGTGTACCGCCAGTAATCGTCACAAGACGACCACGAATGGCACGAAGAGGGACATTTTGAAGGCTAAACGCAGTAGCTCCGTTAGCAGTCAAAGTAGTGTCACCACCAGAATCACAATTGAAATAGTTAGTACCGTCAAGAGTGCCTTCAATGCGCACTACAACACTGGTGCCAATACTTGATACGTTAACTTGAACAACAAAGTCTTCAGAGCCAACTGTAGGAACTGCAGAGGTAGCTCCAGTAGCAGTTAGAGCAGTGGAAGTTACAAAAGTAGGGACCATTTCAACAAAAGCTTTTTGTTTAATTGTAGGACTAAGCCCAAACCCGCACCGGATTGGCAGGCTCCACCACATAGGCATCCCACCCGTTAGGCAGCTCACCCACGTAGTTCACGTGCCAGCCATCCAACACCGTGGGCGGGACCAGCACGTCGCCAGTTTCGGGGTCGTACTCACCACCACGGGTGATGATGCCGATTACGTCAATCGCGTGGGTGTGGCTGGCGGTGATCAGGTCACCGTCTTCGTTGAACAGGCCAGCCGTTTCAAGGGCCTCCAAGGCGGTGAGTTCGTCGGGGAAGCGGAGGAAGTGAGTCATCGGGTGATCTCCTGCAGCGTGGAGTTGCTGAGGCGCTGGGGCCAGTAGGTGAGGCGTGAAATTGTTGTATTGATCGCAGCCCCACCAGTCCTTGCTGCGCCAATCCTGATTTCACTCAAGGCTGTTGGCATTGCAGCTGATGTATCAGGTGAGCCAATAACACCATTCCACGCGCTGCAAAGATTGTTTTCGGCGAAAGCAGTAGAAAGCCGATAGGCGTTCCCTACAACCGTGCTTCCAGCTACACCTGGATCACCTTGCACTACGTTTCCTGTTTTTAGGTTTGCGTAGAGACCAGATGTGTGTGCATATTGACTCCAATTATTGTTGGCCGATCCGTCTGATGCGTTGTGGAACGTCGGGAAATTACCAAGCCCAGGAGGAATCAACCCCTGACAATAAATCGTGCCTTGATCCTGCCGGTAGAAGCTGCTGAACGCCGTGCCGGAGATGCTGGCCACGTCAGCACTGCGGGTGACAGCCGAGGTCGTGGTGGGGATGTAGCTGGTGGGGAAGGCGCCGGCTTCTAGTTGGGCGCCCCAGAGGTAGATGCCACTGGTACCGTCACCGGTATAAGAAGCTATGTTCCCAGAACTCAATCCTACAACAAACAGAGTGGTGCCGCCATTGTCAGTTATGGTCCCACCAATTCTGTACCAACCATTTGGATAAGGTGCAATAAATACGCCTGTCCAACTACCTGAGTTGTTTTCTATTGTTCCAGATTGGAGATTAAATAGAATAGATTGTCGCACGCCACTGGCATCGTCGCTTTCAATTCGCACCCTCCTGGTTCCAGATGCGTTTTTAATAAATACACTAAAAGTATGTGTTGTTTGTCCAGTTGAGGGGCTTGCGAACAAGCGATGAGTATTTGTAGTTGTGTCCTCAGTAAAGAGCTGAACAGTAGATGCGCCATTTGGCGCGGCAACGGCTGCAGTGCTTTGGGTAAGCTGCTGAACGGTCCAACTACTAAAAGACTCAGATTGGGTTGCGTAGTTTGTCCTCTGCTCCTCCACCAGCAGCCCCAGGCACTCGCCGGTCGTGGGGTTGTGGTCGAAGCGGGGCGCATCCGTCACCGCCGTCCGAATCAGCCCGTCGCTACCAACAAACGTCCCCGAACTGGCGCGGGTGAAGGTGATCCGAGAATCAAGAGTTTTTGTACGGGCAAATTGAAGATCTAGAGAAGAGGCATTAAAAATACCGCCATTTCTGACGGTATGAAAAACGCTCTCCATCAACCTTTTGGGAGCAATAATTTTCATTGATTACCTACAAGTTATTTGTAGTTTACAGTCTTAAACCAGACCAAAGAGTTCCTTAAGTTCCGCCACCGTCAGCCCCGCAGCTTCCAGCTTCTGCTCAGTGGTGAGCACTGGGGCAGGCTCAGGCTCGG